AACTTGCCACTTCAGTGCCATTAGCAAGAGTGACTTTTACTGTGCCAGCAGTAGGTATAACAAGCACCCCACTCCTTGTTACAATTTCTAAATTTGTACCATTACTAGTAACTTGGATAGCAGTTTGACCTTGTCCTGTTAATGTTATAATACTTTCACCACTTCCTAAATTTGTTTTGTCATCTTTTGATTCAAATGCTACACTATCAACAGTAAGTTTTCTAGCATTGCCAACATTTATTGTAGGCCTAATATTTCCTTTTGTAGGCATAGCAGGATCTATTACTTCAACATATACCACTTCATATAAAGTTGTATTTGTTCCAGGCTTAACTGCTTTTGCAGTTTTAACTTGTCCTAATGTGTAAGTTCTTCTTTTGTGATGTTTTGCGGCCGCGGCAACATAATTTTTTACATCTGTTGTTATTATTCCTGCGTATGCTAACATCTTAAGATCTTTTTGTACTCCAAACTCTGGATCACCACTTCTATAAATGTATTCAGGTACAAAAATATTAGGGTCACTCACGAAAGTGTTAAACACACTTCTTGTATTTTCTTTAATAAATGGTTTGACATAAAGATTACTATATAAATTATCATCTGGATCTTTGACTGTAATAATAAAGTCACGTGTTGTTTGGCTAAATTTAAATCTATCTTCTGCGTTGACTGTAAACTTGTAAACCTTATCAATTGTAGTTGTATTGTTATCAAATGTAGTTTCAGTAGCAGACTTGTCAATAGTTGTAAGTCCAGGCAATGTACCATCGCCGAACTGTCTTACTTTTCCTATTATTTCACCTGATAAACTTAATCTTAATCCTGGTGGTAATCTTCCGCTTTTTAAAGTGTACACCACTTTACCATTTGCAACATTTGTTGTAGCATTAACAAAAAATGTACTAATTAAGTTTGCATTAATATTTCCTAGGTCACTTGCAGTATTCCAAGTTATTGTAGATTCTACTTCTCCTACTAAACTTACTGTAAATGTTTTATCTTTAAATGATTCTATTGTACTTTGAGAATCTAATCTTTGTGCCCTAATAGTAAACTTATATTCTTTTGTAACCGCAGGTTGATAAGGTACCCTACCTGCAATTTCACCTGTTGATGTATCTAATAGTAATCCTGGTGGCAATGTACTTGCACTACCATCATCATTTAATGCTTCTAATTTGTAAACAATCTTTCCTGCAACATTACTTGGATCTAGTGTGTCTAAATAAATTGTAACAAAGTTGTTTGCTCTTTTAAATCCTAAGTTTCCAGGAGTCAACCAAATTGGAGTTCTAATGTATGTATTGTCAGCAGTAAATAAACCATTTGCTACTTGCATGATAGTATTATCTGCTCTTAGATAATCATCTCCAACTAGATAAATTTTAAAATCTCTTTTTGCGATAGTATCACCATCACTTACACTTACAGTAAATTCATAATATCTATTTAATTTTCTTGGACTCTTAGTTGGTATGCTATCATCATAAATTCTTAAATCATAAAAGAAACTGTCGAAACCATTTGCACTTCTTATTCCAAAGTCAAAAGGAAATGTACCATATACGTTAGTATCGTATCTACCACTGTTAGCAAATTTATCTAATGCAAGAATCGGCTCAACTACTCCTACTAGTCTTCCATCTGTTGTTAATTGTACTCCAGGAGGTAAAGTTCCATCTCCATCTGCAATGAAATATTCTAATACGTCGCCTGCAGGCAAATCAGAATCTATTGCATTTAATTGAAAGTCTACTGGAGTGTTATCTAGTATAAAAAATTGTTTAGGATTGCTAGGTGCTAATATTCCTTCATTTGTTATCCAAGTCGGACTGTCTGGTCCTTCTATTATTGCTGTCAGTGTACAATCTGCTATTTCGCCTGTTGATGTTTTTGCTCTTAAAACAAATCTGCTTTGTGTAGTTCTTTCAACTTCAAATGGAGTACCTACAATGCTTGTTCCTTCTATTCTAAGGCCTGCAGGTAATGATCCTGAAATTAATGTAACAGATGCTATGGTTAAATTAGTAGTATTCAAAGGCAATGCTATCGTCGTTTGAACACGTTCAGCATATACACCTAATTCATGATTTGTTTTTACTGTCCAGATATTAGCCATAGTTTTTCCTAACTATGTATATTTATCGGTTATAGAGGATTGCTAATAGTACCTAAATCTACGAGTCTTATTGATACGGTACTATCTTCTTGTAAGCCTGGCTGATCTATTAATCCGAACTCAATATCCTGGTTATCTAATAACCATGCAGTAATATCATTATATGATCTTGAAATTGTACCAAAATTAAAACCTGAAATATCTCTAATATCTTTAGAAAATACTTTTGCATTAATATTGTTAAGGTTTATAATCTGGAAATTTTTACCATCTAAATTTGCACCTAGTTCTGGGGATAAATCGCTTGAAAGTTCTGTTACACTATCTAATGTAACACCGCCACCTGCAATTTTTGTATTTAAATTAGTACCACCTATAAATTTTAATGTGTCACCATCTGTAACGTTTTGTGTGCCGTTGTCTGTTTCAACTGTTAATGTTTGTAATCCACCTACACTATTAATAGTAATAGAATTGCCGTCACTTGCTAATGTTACATTGCCACCGCCAATTAACTTTTTGAATTGCATTTCTGCACCATTTAATTGTGCAAAAACACCCTCGCCACTAGCACCTAAATTAGCACCTGTAGTTGCTTCTGGATTTCTAGCAGACAGTTCAGCAAAGTTGGCATTGACTTTTACAAACGCCTCTCTTAGATCATCGCCTGTACCGTCGTTTGCTACTGTTCCTATGTTAATTGTTTGTATTGCCATACTAATATTTATCCTCTATATGTTCTATTGGTTCTTGGATACACTGCTCCAGAAGTTGGTCTATCCAAGTGTGTAATGTAAGGAAACGCACGACCGTTATCTGGTCTTAATTTAGGATAAAATGCGTAAAGGTTAGGTGCACCATTTAAAGCATTTGAATCTGTGTAATCATCATTGTTGCTGTCATTTGTACCATCATACAATTGACTTTTCTTTGCAACACTCTGTAAAACTTTTTTCATTTGGTCTTGATTTAGATTAGGATATCTTTCTGCCAAGCAACAAAGTATTCCTGCAACCTGTGGACTTGCCATAGATGTTCCACTAATTCTGCCTAGGTATCTACTGCTGTTTCTAGAATCACTTACTCCTGTATTAGTGACGTATGCACTTACGATATTGTGTCCAGGCGCCCATATATCACAACCAGGTCCATGATCACTAAAATAAACTCTACTTTCCTGATAGAGGCCTGTTTCTGATTGTGTAGCACCTACGCAGATATTGGTAATGTTGTGTGTACCTCCACCAGCAACATTATCATTAGCAGTAGGTGATGTACCTCTATGATAGTAATATTCTTGTCCCGGATACCTGTCTTCCATTTTGAATGTATTATCCCAGTCAGGTCCTCCTGGAAGGTCATGTTTCCAATAACCATTACCAGCCGCTCCACAGAATATAACTCCTGCTTCTTCTAAATCTTCTAGATCACTATCTAAAGCATTTACCCTTACTGGTATTCTTTGTCCTGATATAAATCCAAATCCTTGTAATTGTGCTGAACTAAATGCTGAAGTTGTTGTAGTTGTATTTGCATTTTGTTCTACAATTAAATCTATCTGTGATGGATTTGCTTCTTTAAATTGATATTCATATCTTACTGTTGGTGAACCTAATGTACCTGAAGTTGTACTTGTTCCTTCATACACTAACCTAAATACTCTACTACCTGTGGTTCCTGTTGCACCATACCAAACTCTTTGAGCACTTCTATCAGCGGCACCAACCATTATCTTAGGAAAGCCTGGATTTGTACTAGAAATGTTTGTGCTATTAGTAGAACCGTTACCAAATGTTAGATAACTGTTTGTACCTAGGTAAACCTTGTTATAATTTTGTGAAATGTAATTTACATTAAAAGGAATATCTATTTCCCAGAATCCATTGTTATTAGTTCCTGTTGTTGGAGTCACTGATGCTGTCAAACCGTTTGTACTAGCAATGCTTACCTGCCCTAAATCACTTGTAGTTGCCTGTGCAGTTGCTTCAGTATATCCTACAATAGTAACTTTCTTTTCACCTGCTACTGTTGGTGACGTACCTAGTGAAGTTGTTGTATTAAATATTATATTATACACTTCGTTGTTAGGTAAACTAATATTACCTTGTGCTAAATTAACTTGAATTGTTTCTCCTGATTCTGTACTAGCATCAGTTCCTGTAATGCTTGTTTGTATCGGATTGTTTGAACCATCTCTAATATCTATTTCCAAAGTCATACTTTGAATTCCACTTACACTTGATGCCGCTAAATCATATTGCACATCTATAACAGCCGGTCCTTGAACCTGAACTGTATCTTGTGTTGGTGGATCTGCACTAATTGATATGTTCATTACTGCACCCGATCTTGA